TTGATCATGTGAAAGCAACCAACAAAGATTGGAAGCTGATGCCAAAAGGATTCATCAGGTTCTATCTAAGAGATAAGTTTAAGTGTTCAAAATATATGGCTCGTAAGGCTGTACAAAAACTGTATGACCATGAAGAATAAAAGAGAATGGTGGGACAACTTTATGTATGGATCCTTTATAGGTATCCTTGCAGGTATTACAATTGGATTTTTAATGTGGGCATGATGAAGAAGTTATTAATATTAGTGCTGCTAACCATAGGTTATATGGCAGGTGCACAAGAGACAATACAATCTGTAGAAGCACAGATAGGAGTAAAGCGCAACCAGTCAAAAGATTGGAAATGGAAACAATTAGTACCATGTCAAGTTGTATTTACATTAGATAATGCTGTTATTACAACAAATGACAGAGATGAATCTGTCTATACAACTTATGAAACAGTTCAGGTAACAAATAGAATGGGAGTATGGAAAGCTCATGACAATAGAGGTAAGGAATGCATTATTAGAATGGAATATACATACCCTAAAGGTAAAATAGAAGTAGAGTATAAAAGCATTTGCTACAGATACTTCTTTAATAATTAACAACAAAATGTTTTTATGAAGGATTATTCTAATGCAATACTACATTGCTACAGGCAGTTGTTTGCAAATGCAAATCCACCTGCTAACTTTGATAAGCTAATGGAAGAAGCAACAGTAAATGATCATGGTCAAAAAGAAATACCCTTCATGGATCATGAGATTGATGAGGAGCTTATGGATTCCATAATCACAGATACAATGAAGGTGTATAAGATTAAAGATAAGACCATTCAGCAAAGATTTAAAACAACAATTTATTTAGGTTGCTCTCCAAAATCAAAAAGAAAATGTTAGAGGAAGAATTAATAAAGGAAGGATTCACAAGAGTTGATGTTCCTAAAATAGAAAGCGGTGATACCACAGATTATTATTACTACACCTATAGGTTTGACAATGGATGGACATTAATATCTTGTGCAAACGATGAAGCTACAGATAATATTTGGAAAGTATATCTAGATAATGTAGATGATGTAGAAGTTATAGATATGGTAGAGCTTATTATATTAATGAATCTTGTAAAGAAATGGCACAAGTCTCAAGAGTCTGGTTAGAAGCACAATCAGAAATCGAAGAATTCAAAAAGAAGTTTGAGAAGAAATATGGATTTGGATTAATGATATACATTAGAAATTCAAAGTATATAGATCTACCACCTGTTTCACTAGAGGATATCTTAGAAGAAACCAACAGGATATTCTTTGATCTTTACCCTTCTAAAATTGTTGACTGTAGCTATGGTAAAGTTGATGTAACTGAAGGTATTAAAACCAAAACAAGAATACATGAAGTTCTTGCGATGCGACATATCTTTTGTTACATTGCTTTAGAATTTGGATATGCTTATACAGAGATTGGTAGATTCTTAGGTATGAATCACAGTACCATTATAGCAGCAAAGAAAAGTCTCGAATCTTCTTTTAAGACAAATTACCGTAAGTCATATGACAAATACAAAGCAGTAAAAGCCAGTATATTAATTAAGTTTAGTGAAGTATTATGAGTAGCACAAAAACAAAGATTCAAAAGGAAGCGTTGAAGGCGATACTACCACTACATAATGCAGGAGTTGAGATATCCATGGGTGTTGGTAAGACACTCTTAGGTTTAAAACATATGAGCGAGGTCAGCAAGTTCATGGATAAATCAAAAAGATTCTTGGTAGTAGCACCTAAAGTATCAATATTTGACAGTTGGAAAGCAGATGCTAAGAAGCATAAGATGTCACACCTCTTAGATCTTATTGACTTCACAACATATCTATCGTTAGAGAAACAAGGATATAATTATGAAGTCATATATCTTGATGAGTGTCACAGTTTAAAATATAATCATGAATTCTATCTTACAGCTGCGCAGTTACAAGGAGCAACAATCATAGGTCTTACTGGTACATATCCTAGATATAGATCAGGAGAGAAGGGTGAGATGTGTAACAAGTTCTGTCCAAAGGTGTATGAATATAAGACAGATGAAGCTATTGACGATAAGATACTAAATGATTACAGGATCTATGTTCACATGATAGATCTCAGTGATAAGAAAGTTGTACCTATCAAAGGTAAGAACGGTTCTACATGGTTTGTATCAGAGCAACAAAATTATGACTATTGGACAAACCAATTAGAAGGCGCAGGAAAAGGTAAAAACATACAGATGCTAAGGATTCTACGTATGAAAGCATTGATGGGGTATCCTAGCAAAGAAAGATATGTTGAACAACTTCTTGCGCGACGTAAGACAAAAACTCTTTTATTTGCAAATACGCAAGATCAAGCTGATAGATTGGCGCCACATAGTTACCATAGCAATAATCCTAAATCTGCTGAAAACTTAGAGAAGTTTAAATCAGGAGAGATAGAGTTGTTATCTGCAGTTGAGCAGCTTAGCGAGGGTGTTAACATTCCTAATCTTAAGTCAGGTATAATTATGCATGCTTATTCTAACAATAGAAAGGCATCGCAGAAGTTGGGACGATTGCTTCGTCTTAATCCTGATGATACAGCAGGAGTACATATCCTATGTTATAGAGATACTGTTGATGAAGCATGGGTCAAAAGCGCAATTGAACATTTTGATCAGGAGAAAATTGTATGGCTGAACTAATATTATACAGAAGTAATGATTACGATATGACGTATGTCGTAGCTTGTATAATAAAGTTCTGTGAGCATACACCTGAGCAAGCTGAACAGTGTGCGATGATCATAAATTCTAAAGGTCAGTATACCGTTAAACATGGAGATTTTTACGACATAGAAGAGATTGCATACTTGTTTGAAAACGTAGGATTAGTAACAAAAATAATTGAGTAATGGAAGAGGTTGGTACAGTTATTACAGTACCTATAAAAGATGGAGATATATGGGCAGGAATGGAAGTCCTGTTATGTGTAGGTGGTAAGGTTGTTGATATTGTTAAAGTAGATCACATGACTCTTCAAGGACAGTATTATGTGATTGGTGATACTATTGCATGTGCAATGTCAGATGATATGTATCTAGCCTATATGTATGTCAAATCAAAAGAAGGAGATAAACTACATAGAATTAAATTTAATCAGTGGAGGTCTCTAATCAAAAGTAAAATCATCAATGCAGGACGAGCAGTTATATATGAGCTGTTACCGTCAACCTTTTCAGTGGGGTATTATTCAAAGCTATGTATATCATGCGGAGCTTATTTCAGTGGCAATAAGAAGCAACAAGATTGCGAAGAGTGTGCTGAAGTAAATAGATTTGCAAAGATTAAGCTTGAAGAGTTACCTAAAAGAGCAAAACGAAAACGAATATGACACCATTTAAAGTAATATGTGTCAATGATGCTGGACAACCTGACCAACTACCACTACATAGAAGAGTGGTAGAAGGTCGGGTTTACACAGTTGTTGAAGTGGCACACATGCAATTACAATCTCTAGTAGGCTATAGGCTTGCTGAGATTGATTCTTTTTTTCCGTATGAATACTTCAAAGCATCTAGGTTTCTGCCGCTAGAAGATTCAGTAGTTGAAGCTGAAGAAATATATTTAGAAGAAGCAATATGACACAAAAGAAAGGAGTATTAAATATTAAACTGACCAAACAAGATGGTAAGCTTATACATGCAGATGCTAGTGATGCATCACTGTATAAGATATTTATTGATGCGTTAGAAGAGGGTCAGTCTGTAGATGTTTTCTTTGATGCACACGTAGACAATGGAACGTATGCACAAATATCAAAACTAAAAGTATCAATCAGGGAGTTAGCAACTGAATCAGGTCATTCATTTGAAGAGATGCAAACTATAGTTAAGGAGAAAGCGGGCTTATGTTGGGAAGGACATTGTAAATCATTTGCTGTATGTAGCATAGATGAACTTAGTCTTGCGATTCAGGCTGCGATTGAGATTGGGGATCACTTAAATCTGAATCTTCGGCAAGTTTTTGGAAAGTAGTCTCGTCAATTTTCTCAAACTTATTTTCTTTCTTAACTTGCGCTTCTATTTCTCTAATGAGAATAGATAAAGTAAGAAGATGATACTCATACGCATCTTGTGGTTCATTTGATTTAAGGTTATCATATGCCGCAGATATACCTTTGGCATCCTTAGTCATAGCATGATCAAGAAGCAATTGAGTTAAGCGAGCATAGAACGCACCAGATATTTCTACAGTAACTGTAGCATCTAGTGGAAATACTTCTACTTCAGATTTAGTAGTTGACATAGCAAATGATTTTAACAAATGTACAATATTTATGGAACAAAAATTAAAAGAGGTACAATATAAATTGTACGAGCAACTTAAGCCATCAGGATGGGCTGATAAATTAAAAATGTTTATTCTCAGTGATGACTTCTATGAGATACTTAAAACGTTGATGCAAGAGTCATTAGCTAACAAGAAGTTCACACCAACAATCAAGCATTTATTTAGAGCATTTGAAGAATGTCCTTACGATAAACTTAAGGTAGTTATTGTAGGGCAGGATCCCTATCCCAAAGAAGGAGTAGCAGATGGTATTGCATTTAGTTGCAGTAAATCACAACATCCAAGTCAAGTTCAACCAAGCTTACGTCAAATCTATAAGGCCCTAGATGCAGAAGGTATAGAACACTTTCATACGTATGATCTTAAGGATTGGGCTAATCAAGGTATCTTAATGCTAAATACTGCACTAACTACTACAATAGGTACACCTGGATCACATACTAAACTATGGGCACCATTTATGAAATATCTATTTGATATGCTAAATCAGGAGACAGGATTAGCATATATCTTTATGGGTAAAATTGCGCAGTCATGGCGCAGTTATATCTCTGAAGATAACAACTTTATTTTTACATGTAGTCATCCAGCTTCAGCCGTCTATAACGAGGGAGGCTTGTGGTATAGCAATGGTGTATTCAAACGTACCACAGAAACAGTTAAACAACAATATAATTATGACATAAAATGGTAAACAAAGACATGAAGATTTATTTGATCGAGAATGATCATAAGTTTCAGGAGTACTGCAAGGAGAAAGGTTTCAATCCTAACAGCGTACCTATTCAAGATTTTATAAATGTAGCAGAAGAAGTAGGATGGATTATGTCAAGTAAAGACTTCGAGATGCATCATAATACTAGAACATTGCCCCAGTACTATTACATACGAATACATTAGTAACATGCTGAAACATAAAGAGTTATTCGATATCATTTCAAGTAAGGATTTAAGTCCTAATCAGTATTATCTACTGGCATGTATGAATGATAACATCCAGACAAAGAAGATAAACATAGCACTTGAACTGCAGGCATTAGTTTACAATGAGTACGTTATTGTAACTAAGGACGATAAGTTAATCATAACTGAGAAAGCAAAGAAGCTAATCAAACAGATAGAAGGATTGTTTGTACATGAAGCTAAGAATGCTGCAGCTAAAAAGCTAGGTGATAACTACGAGGAGAATATCAAAACATATAATGAGATGTTTCCAACTGGTAAGTTACCAACTGGTAAGTATGCGCGCACTAATCTTAGTAACTTAAAGAATGCATTCAAATGGTTCTTTGATAACTTTGACTACGATTGGGAGACAATAATGCTAGCAACAGAAAGATATGTATATGAATTTGAGTTACAAGGATTCAAATATATGAGGACATCGCAGTACTTTATACGTAAGCAGGATCAGGATAAGACGTGGTCATCAGACTTAGCTAATTACTGTGAGATAGTGCTATCAGATGATGAAGAAAATGATACTCATTATTCAATTAAAGTTGTATAATTTGTAGATATTTCTTATCTTTACCTCATAACCAAAATGACATGTCGAAAGAAGCAGCACTACCTTGGAAGTCAAGGAGAGAGGGGTTTATCTCCGCTCTAAAATACATGAAAGGAAGAATGGAGGGTACAATTAAAACGTACAGAACTCCATGGGATAAAGTCAATGAAGCAGGTGTAGATGGTATAGAATGGAACTCTATGGTTATCATAGGAGGAAGACCAGGCACAGGCAAGACACTTATCAAAGATCAAATCATACGTGAAGGTTTTAAGTTGAACAAAGGACAGAACATTAAGGTCCTTGAGTTCACACTTGAAATGGTATCAGAGAAGTCCAGATTAAGAGAGTTCGCCAGTGTAGCAAAGAAATCTTATCGCTACTTATCTAATGCAGGTAAGAAAGATGAAGGTCCATTAACAATGACTGACTTCGAGAAGTGTAAAGAGTATGCTATAGAAGCATCTAAACTACCAGTAGATGAGGTAGAGATGCCACCTAGCATAGAAGAGTTCGAGTCCACAGTGATAAAATATCTAGAGAGCAACTCAGTAGTAGAAGATGGAGTTAAGATATATTGTAATACAGTTATTACTCTTGACCACTCTATCTTAATCAAAGGTGTAAACAAGCATGAGCTGCTCTATCTATTAGGAGAGACCTGCACAAAGCTTAAACGAAAGTACCCAATCATATTCATAATCTTAAGTCAGCTGGGTAGACAAGTAGAATCTCATGAGCGCAATGAAGATGGCAAGTATGGTAACTACATACTTGAGACAGATTTATTTGGAGCTGATGCATTACTACAGCATGCAGACCTAGTAATAGGTATTAATAGACCAGCTAAGAAGTTTATCAAGTACTATGGGCCAGATCGATATATCATTGAAGATGATTCAGTGTTAGTGTTTCATTTCATAAAGTGTAGAAACGGAGATACCAGAATGAGTTTTTTCAGAGCAAAGTATAAGACAATGGAGATTGAAGAGATGGAGACCCCACCTCGTCATACAATGAGTACAGTTAAAAAAAGTAAGTAAAGTAAAATGTAGAAAATGGTAACAGAAAAAACAACAAAAGAAAAGATCGAAGATCTTAAGAAGCTCCACGAGGAGAAGTTTAAGAAGCTTGGGTTGACAAATCCACTGTTCATACCAAGGATATGTTATATTCCTATGGGTGAAGCAGAACAGGTTGTGTCATTCTTCGAGCAAGATTTTGCAAAAGGTAAGGATATCTATACCCACTTTGTAAGCAAAGGATATGATTCAGAGGATCCACAGAACAGATTATGGAAGTGGACCTACAATCCATACTTTGCTACAGAGTATAAGAAATCTGATCCACATCCTGATACAGGTAACGTTAGATTTATCGTACCAGTAGAGGAGTTAGAACTTATTGATGATGCATATTTCAATAAGGCCGCTCCTGCATCTGTAGCATTTGATATTGATGAGGCAATCCCTAATCCTAATGAGGATCCACTCATTGAGCAGATGACTATCAGAGACCTGGCAGCTATCTTATTGAAGAAGCCTGTAAGCAGAAAGAAGTGGTTGAATGAAATCGTTACAAGATGAGTATAGTACTTCCTACAGCAAAGGTATCTGCTGAAACAAAGAGTCCAAAGAATCTGATTATATTCTCTAAGCCAAAGGTAGGTAAGACAAGCTTAATTGCTGAGATACCTAACTGTTTGATCTTAGATCTAGAATCAGGTTCAGATTATGTAGATGCTTTGAAACTAAAAGCAAACTCAGTAGATGAGATACGTGATATAGGTAAAGCAATCATTGATGCTGGTAAACCATATGATTATATTGCAGTAGATACAATCACTGCATTAGAAGCCATGTGTGTTAAAGAAGCAGAGAAGCTTTACATGAACACGCCTATGGGTAAAGCAACATGGCTTAAGAAGAAAGCTGATGGTACATGGGATCCAGAATCTGCAAAGTTTAAGTATGGTACTGTTCTTAACTTACCTAATGGTCAAGGCTATGGTTATTTAAGAGATGCAATTGTAAAAACGATAGAGTATATCAAGACGCTAGCTCCAAGAATTATTCTTTTGGGTCACGTTAAAGATGCAATGATCGAGAAAGCAGGAGCAGAAGTTAACTCCATGGATCTTGATTTGACAGGTAAGATTAAGAGAATTGTATCATCGCAATCAGATGCCATTGGATATCTGTATCGCAAAGGCAATCAAAACATCCTGACATTTAAAACTAAGGATGATGTAGCTTGTGGTGCAAGACCAGTTCATTTAAGAAATCAGGACATCGTTGTCTCTGAGTTAGTAGATGGTGAGTTCGTTGCTCACTGGAATAAAGTATATATTGATTAATTAACAGTTTAAACAATGGGTTTAAGTATTGACATCAAAATCCCTGGCTCTGGAGAAGCAGGCAAGGGTGGAGGATACAAAGGTATTGTACCAGGTAACTACAAAGCAAAGATTAATGAATTCTTACTATGGGATGAGCATTGGCGTCCAGACAATGGGTTATTCTTAGTAATGAAAATGGAAACAGCAAAACCAACACCTGACTTTGAAGGTTACCCAATCAACTCTGAAGATCCTGAAGGACCAAAACATGAAGGCCTTGTAGGTAATGTGAAGTATAGCACATTTGCATATCGTACAAAGTATGATGCACGTAAAGGTAAAGAAGTAGAACGTGATGTAGCAATGCTAGAAGATCTACTTCGTCTGTGTATTGAACTAGATTGTGTTGAGTGGTTTAAAGCAGCACAGGGTAAGCATGAAACAATTCAAGAATGGATTGAAGCATTCAACACTGACATGCCGTTTAAAGATAAATATCTTGAGGTATGTATTGGTGGTGAGCAATACATTGACAAAAAAGATGGTAAACTAAGAACTGGTTTGCACTTTGTGAAGTATGAGAAAGATGGTAACAAATATATCAATGCTTACAAATCTTTGATCAGTCCTAAGAAAATTGTACAGTATGATGAAGCTAAACACTTTAAGAAAGTAGAAGTTCCTGTAGTTGAGAACTTTGAGGCACCATCAGAGGTACAAGAAATGCCTGACATCAACGTCGATGATATGCCATTCGACATAGATACAGGATTTGATATCTAATTAAATACAGGGGGATGTAACAGTCCCCCTTATTTATTTTATGTTATGCTGAAATCAAAGAAAGTAATATTTTTTATTGAGGATGTACCAAGTACATGGGTATTTGAGCACTATCTAAATCTTACAGAAAAGCTTACAGGCCAGGGTATAAAGATGCGCTCAATATTCAAACAGGAACGTACACCGTCTATGTGTATATATTACAGTAATGAAGACAAACAGTATAAGTTCAAAGATTTTTCAAGTGGTAAGTCAGGTAATGGTCCAGCATTAGTATCTGAGATGTACAGTATTACATATGGTCAGGCTATACACAAGATCATTAATGATTATACAACTTATCTTGAAGATGGACATATTGAGTCGATATCACTTGGTGATGAAGGTATTGTATCTAAACCTAGATATAAAGTAACATCAGCAACTACACGTCCATGGAATACTGCAGATGCTAACTTCTGGGTACAATTTGGGATCAACTCTAAACTACTAGATGCACATAACATAAAACCATTACAGAGATATACAATGACGCGCGTTATAAATGATGCAGAAGAAGTCATTACTATTGAGAGACATGGTATCTACGGGTATTATGACAATGAAGGTAATCTCTGTAAGATATATCAACCAGGACAAACAAGCAAGAAGTTTATCAAAGTAAAAGATTATATTCAAGCATCAGATCAACTGACAGGGTCTAACTGCCTGATAATCTGTAGCTCACTTAAAGATGTATTATCTTTTAAGGCCATGAAGTTTAAAGGTATTGACGCTATTGCGCCAGACAGTGAGAACTCCATGATCCCTAAAGAATACATGCATGATTTAATGAAAAGATATAAGAAGGTATATACTCTATTTGACGATGATGTTGCTGGTATAAAAGCAATGCATAAGTACAAAGAGATGTATGGAATTCCGTATCTTCATCTACAGATGTCAAAGGATCTATCAGATTCTGTACGCGACTATGGTATTAGTAGTGTACAGGTAGTTTTGTATCACATGTTAAGTAAAGGAGTATGAGTTGGTTATATAATGGTGTTGAGTTCACCGATGAGATGATACCTGAAGGAGCAGTAGGGTTTATCTACCAGATGACAGCGATTATAAATGACAGAGCTGTTATGTATATAGGTAAGAAGAACTTCTATGCTAATCGTAAGGTAAAGCTAGGGAAGCGTGCTACTCTGGCACTGCAGGATAAACGCTTGAAGAAATACAAGCAAGTATCTAAGTTGGATTATCATAAGTATTATAGTAGTAATGATGTAATGAAAGCAGCAAGTAAAGCTAACATAAAAATCAAACGCGAGATACTCATGATATGCTTCAGTGCGACAGAGCTCACCTATCAGGAGGCTAAGCATCTATTCTGCAATGATGTGCTTGACAATCCATTATATCTTAACTCTAACATATTAGGTAAATTTTATAAGACAAAATGAATATAAACGAAGAGAGCTTAGCTAAGACAACTAAGGAGCTCATGTTCAGCGAACCCTTCTATGGACTACTACTGGTAACATTGAATAAGTTATTCGATGATAAGGTAGGTACTGCATGTGTAGGTACATCAGGTATTAATTTCAACCTGAAGATATCTCCTACATTTTGGCAGGAATTATCTGCAGATAGACGTAAAGGTTTATTAAAACATGAGTTAATGCATATGGCATTCTTTCATCTAACAGATTACAAACATCTGGTAGAACATAGAGTAGCTAATATAGCAATGGACATTGAGATCAATCAATATATTGATCCAAGCTGGTTACCAGAAGGTGCGATGGGATTAGATACATTCCCAGAACTTAAGTTGAAACCTAAGATGGGTACCAAATATTATTATGATAAGCTCATGAAGCTCAAGGATGAGACAATGAAAGCACTCATGGATGCTATTGAGAAAGGAGAGACAAAGGTCACATTACCTGACGGGACACAAGTAACGTTGAGTAATCATGACTGGGAAGAAATTGATGGTCTTGATGAAGGTACACAACGTGTAATGAAGGACCAAATGGGTGGTATATTAAAACAAATAGCTGAACAAGTAGAGAAGTCTCGTGGTACAATACCAGGTGAGTTCAAAGATATACTCGAAGCATTGTTAAATATACCTGAGCCTAAGTTTGATTGGAAGAGTTATATCAGGAGATTTACTGGTAAATCTGTTAAGGTCTATACTAAGAAGAGTAGACGTAAGCTTAGCAAGAGGTACGAGGATAATCCAGGCCTGAAGATCAAACAAAAGAAACACATACTAGTAGGTATAGATACATCAGGATCTGTAAGAAAAGATGAGCTAGAAGAATTTCTATGTGAAATTCATCATCTACATAAGACAGGTAGTGATGTAACTATTGTACAGTGTGACACAGCCATTGCCCATATAGGTAGTTATAAGCCAGGTGAAGATTATAAGATCCATGGTAGAGGAGGCACAAGCTTCCAACCTGTTATTGATTATTATAACGAGCATATGAATAATATCAGTTGTCTGATTTATTTTACAGATGGTGAGGCACCTGCGCCAATTAATGCTAAGGGTAATATCCTGTGGGTACTAAGTAGCGAGAGTAATGATAACGACGAGCTCCCTGGAGCAGTAATTAAATTAGAAGTATGATTTGTTGTATTTGTAAGCAAGAAATAAAAGATGAGTATGGGCATAATCCTGCACCTATTCCAACAGAATGGCCAGAGCAAAGATGCTGTGACATATGTAATGCTGGGATTGTAATACCAGCAAGATTAGAACAAGCAATGAAATTAAACGACGAGAAAGATGAAAACAAATAGTGTAAGATTAGACAGTAATGAATTGAAAGATTTCTTGAAGCACATGATTGAAAACAATCGTGTTATTCAAGCAGATGGAAAAAATCCTGTTGCAGTAGAGATAATTGGTGAGTCAGGTTTAGGTAAGACAAGTAGTGTAATTCAATTAGCTAATGAAGAGAAACTGAATTTTGTCAAGCTAAACTTAGCACAGATCGAGGAGCTAGGTGACTTAGTAGGTTTCCCTATCAGACAATTTAAGTTAGTTAAGGAAGCAGAGTCAGGTCTCAAAGTTCAGCAATGGGTAGATGAGCATGCTGTAGAAGAATACACACGTCAGGGATATAAGTTTACAGGCCAGAAGAGAATGTCATACTGTCCACCAGAATGGATAGCAGACAAAGTAGGTGGAGGTATCTTACTACTAGATGACTGGAACAGAGCTGATATTAGATTCATTCAGGCAGTGATGGAGCTAGTAGATCGTCAGGAGTATATCTCATGGAAGCTTCCAAAGGATTGGCATATCTTATTGACTGCTAACCCAGACAATGGTAGCTACATGGTAAATACTATTGACGTTGCGCAAAGAACCAGATTTGTTAGTGTTGAATATAAGTTTGATGTAGACAGATGGGCAGAGTGGGCTGAGGCTAATCACATTGACTCCAGATGTATCAACTTTTTATTGATGCACCCAGAGGTAATCAATGAGCGAGTTAATCCAAGAAGTATCACTACGTTCTTCAATGCTATCAGTTCTATTCCTAAGTTTGAAGATAAGCTGGGATTAATTCAGCAGATAGGTGAAGGTTCAGTAGGTCAGGAGGTAGCAAGTCTGTTTACACAGTTCATTGCAAATAAATTAGATAAGTTAATCACTCCTAAGAAGATGTTGTTAGAAAGTACAACTGGTGCTATTATAAATGAGTTACGTGATATTATGTATGATACCAGTGGATACCGTGCAGATATTGCCAGTCTAATGACCAGCAGACTTACTAACTATGGGTTATTTTATGCAGAGAAGAATCCAATTGATCAGAAGATTCTTGATCGTATAGTAGGGCTTATAGAAGAAGAAGACCTGTTCAACTATGATCTGAAGTATATCATTGCTAAGAAATTTGTAGCAGGTAACAAGGCTAAGTTTCAGAAGCTTGTACTTACGCCAACAGTTAATGATCTTATTACAAAGTAATTATGTTAAAGCAAAGAGCAAGAGTAATTCATGATCCATCAAGACGTGGTGGATTACGAATAGAAAGAGTGTATAATGTAAGTCATGAAGATGCAGTAGCTTATGCAAAGACACGGTCCCTGGAAGTAAACCCAGGGACTGTTTTGTTTTATCTACCTAATGTAGGTATTACACGATTTAAGTTAAAAGCATTTTCAGAAAAGGTAGGTATATCATCTACAAAGACAATAGATAAGGCTGATTACATCATTATTAATGACGGAGAGAAGTCTAGATCTATGAAGAGCCTTAGCACACAGCAAGTGCTGTATACAAGATATTGTATTCAGAGACCAGATGAGAAGATGCGATTATGGCAAGAAGTTTTAGATCCAAGTACTAACATTCATGATCCTGAATTTGTACGGGAATTAAATGAAGCAAAAGGATTAGAGATAATCATATCTGAAGATGATGCAGATAAGCAGGCAAAATTTATTCATGATCAAACTGGAAGATATGTTTGGTGGCATTATGGATATATTGAAAAGAATTTTATATCTTTGCCACATCCAAGTCTCTACTCCAAGCTAAGACATCAAGACGACATCAGTTACTTAGTAAATCAAGACGCAATTATTATTACTGACGAAAAACGTGTGGAGCTCCAGCGTATGTTCGATAGCCAGCAAGAAGATAATATCATACTTGCAATGGAAATCATGGCTAATTCTAACTACGAAGAGAGTATCTTAAACAATTACCTACTCATTGTTACCAACGCATATAAAATAAACAACCAAAAAGAATCAGGTCACAAGAACTTCGTGTCATTGTTAGCATTCTATGGTATCAATCTAAAGTACATGAGTTCACGTATTACTAATAGTAATGTTGATGAAATTGCAGGCATGCTAAAAGAATACGGTCAGCTAACAGAAGAATCAATGCAAAAGTTATTAGCCTATTATGCAGATCAAAACAATCAGTACGTAGGTAAATACTGTAATTCATTGTTGGTACCAAATGATGATTTAGAATATGATGGACACGAATGAAAAATTAATTAGGGAGAGTGATTTCTACAGCTCTCCCTTTAACTTCAGCTATAGCAGTCTGAATAGATTATTGTATGCACCTGGACTATTCTATACAGAGTATGTGTTAGGTATGAAAGAAGTTAAGACAGATGCACATCTAATAGAAGGTAAGTTAATTCACTACCTAATGTTGGATAGTGCACTGTTCTCTGACAAGTTCATATTAGCATCAGGTAATCTACCAACTGATAGCGTGAAGACAGTAGTAGATATTGTATATGAAGTAATCGATAGGAGCGAAGATAAGACTCTAGATGATTACGCAGACGTAGTACTAATTACGTTAAAACAAGTTAATTTATATCAGAAGTTTGTTGATGATAAGAAACCTGACAAAGATGGTATTCAGAAGACTGCAGATGAGAAGCGCCTGGAGAAGGTACTTACTACTGAAGCAAGAGAGTACTTTGAGTTTCTTAAAGTAAAAGGAACAAAAGATATCATTGATCAAACCACACTCGACAAGTGCACTCAAGCAGCTGATATTCTAAAGAGCAATTCAAAGATCCGTCAATTGCTTGCACTTGATGAAGTACATGATGGAACAACTATTGGAATTTATAACGAGTTAGCTATAGATGGACCACTAGAAGGTTTTTCATTTGGTATCAAGGGCATCATTGACAACATGGTGGTTGATGTTAAGCGTAAGCTTGTTACAATAAATGACTTAAAAACGAGTAATAAATCGCTCAATGAATTCTCTGAGTCAGTAGATTATTGGAACTATTGGATGCAGGCCGCCATGTATGTTAAGCTCGCAAAGATATTTCTTAAGGATGTAATAGATGATTCATGGACAATAGTGTTCAACTTCATTGTAATTGATAAGTATAATCAGACGTATCCATTCAAAGTAACTAATGTTACTATGGATAAGTGGATGGAAAGATTAGACGCTCAGTTACAAGAAGCTAAGTGGCACTATGAAAACAGAGACTATAGTTTACCTTATAAGTTCATAAGCGGGGAAGTTTTACTTTAACACTTTAACAATGGACGTTAAGAATGTATATGATAAATACTTTCAAAAGAGCATGATGTTTCTCTATCCCTTACTAAAGGTAAGGCAGGGAAGCAGCATTGTTCCAGTACAAACCTATTTGTCATGGCAAGACATGTATGAGCTTGGAGATTATAAGCTCATATGTGTCTACCACAATAGGAAGGATCCTGAATTCAAATCATTTGAAGAAAGGTTCCTGTTATCAAACCAACTATTCTACGATTATTTTCTACTGCCAGATAATATGGTGGCCTATGTATTTGATATGTCTGAGTACAGTCATGACTTCAGACTAGTAGCATTAGGTCAGTATTCTGAACTAAGCAGTGAGTTCAAATTTAAGATAATTAATTTCTTTGCATCAAATCCACATCATGCAGCGTATATAGATAGTTATCTCTATCCTGAGAGACATTATTATACGTATGCAGATCTATTAAATTGCGATGTGGAATTATTAGTAAATGTTGGGCAGTTATGCAGTCCACCAGATCTTAATCAGGAGACGTTAATATCTAAGCCAATTGAAGTTAGAATAGAAGATAATTCATTACATTTGTCAAAACAGTAAAATATGAACATAGGAAAAAACATGATTTTAACCAGTAACTATTGGAATGAGGCAAAAAGTTTTAAGCTCGTTCCAGCTACTGAGGATTGCCCTTACACAGAGGCATTGTACGATATAAACACAGGATTGCTTGCAGTAATCAGTAAGATTAAAAAGCAAGTGTTTCATAACGTACCTAAACTAGATGATAATGGTGACGTTATGTACATGAAGTTAGGTAAGCGTGAAAATGGTAGACCTTACAAAGAAGAGCGTAGAACGCTTGAAACATTCCATGAGTACTACATCATTGAGGAGAAAGAGATCATTGATTTCATCAAAGCTTTTACAATCAATGAAGATAGTTACGATTACATGCAGTATATTGAGATTGCACGTAAGAAAGATAATCCAGACATCCTTGTACCAGAGACACCAGCTTTAGTTGATGCTACAGGTGCAGAGATAAAGTAATCAATAGATTACATAAATAATTTAAGGAGGGTAAGCAGCCCTCCTTTTTTTGCCAACTAAATAGGGGGGACAGCTTAACTGAACAAGTGTATGAAGACACATTGGGTGATGGACTACGAGACCATGGTAGACTGTTTCGTAGCTGTGTATGAAGATTATAAGAAGGACGATACAAGAGTATTCGTAATAAGTAATTTAAGAAATGACATAGTATCATTACTACAGTTTCTTAGAGATAACCTTAAGTATGACCAGTGGCACATAAGCTATAATGGTTTGAACTTCGATAGTCAGATAACACAGTTTATCTTACTTAATGCAAGGGACTTAGCATATATGAAGGGAGGTGAGATAGCTGATCTATTATATACTCAGGCACAAGATGCAATAGGTAGGAAAGAAGCAGGTGAGTTTCTAGAGTATAGTCCAAAAGATTTATTGATAAAGCAGATAGATGTATT